AAATGCAGCATATTTTAAAGACTCTAAAAAAGCTTCAGCTTTTAAAAAGTTCATAGTATTCTTATTATTTTCTCTGTAAGAATCACATTCTCTTACATTAATTTTAGCCTTTAACTTTGATACACAACAACTTGAGTTACATGTAAAGATATAAGACTTAGTAGTTGAAACAGTTAATTCTTCATCAGCTAAATTGATGTATGTTACTGTATAATTAAATGTCCATTGACCATCTTCAATATTAGTTCTACCACCTATTTGACTAGCAGGTATAATATATTGAAAATCTGGATTAGAATTAGGAAAATAAGTTGTTGTTAACAAATTTATTGTATAAGTAACTAAATCTGGCGCAGTTATTACTAATGTAGCTGAAACTACTGAAGATAGTCCTGGAGGTGGATAATAACCTGTAGGATTAGTTGTAGCGTTATATTCGCCAGTTTGATCTGAAAATGTTAATTCACTACACCCTGTAGTTTGACAAGCGTTAAAGTTTAATACTAATGCCATTTAATATGATTTATTTGATTTAAAAAAACCCAAAGTTGCACAGCACATGGCCATACAACTCTGGGTAACAACAAAGGTAAAAAGTCTAGATAGAAATGTTTGCAAATGCACCAGGAGTACTAGCCATCCAAGCATCAAGAATATCTTTAGCATCTTGACCTACAGCTGATAATGAGTTATAAGCACCACCAGCAGTTATTGCAGGTACAGCGATTAAAACTGATTTATTTGCAGTTGCAACAACACCAGTTGGAGTAGTTACAGAATCATTAAATTCAATAGTTATTAAGTCGTATTTTAAACGTACTTTAGCAGCAGCAGCTACTAAACCAGCTACAAGTGGACTAGTTAAAACAGCAACAGTGTTAGATACAAAATATTTAATTTCATAATTAACACCACCTAATTCAACTTTTTCACCTGGTCTGATAATTAAATTTACAGCAGCACTAAAAGTTACTACATCTTCACCAATGGTACCAGTTACTGTAGGTACAATTGCAGCAGAAAGAATGTAAGTTGAAGTAGCAGCATATTCAAATACTGGAATAGGCCACATTCTTCTGTTAATAGCACCTTCGTATGCTAAATCTTTATTTTCAATAGTGTAAACTTGGTTGTAAGTACCTGAACCATAATCCATTGCTTGAATTAAAGTGCAAGTTGTAGTTGTACCAAATCCTGAAGCATCATTAACTTGTACTGAGAAATATACTTGATTAGGAGTATAAGTAGTGTTATAGAATTGATCTACATCTTTTGCAGTGATTTCAACACCAAATGCAGTTGCGCCAGTTACACCATAAACACCTGTACCATTACCTACTACTATAGCTACAACTTCAGCTTTCCATGAACTATTGTTAATAGTTGAAGCAATTGTAGTTGCTAAACCTAATTGAGTAGCAGCAGTTGGTGATTGGAAGTTTACGTTAAGTAACTCAGGACGTTGTGAATATAACCACTTATCATTTTTAAAACGAATAGTAAAGTTATAGTTAGTATCATTATTAACTTCAATACTACCAGTAGTAGTTTTTCTATTGTAACCAATAGACCATACGTTTCTTTGTGCAGGAGCATAAGATTCTGCTTGGTAAGAAGTAACTGCTGTACCAGCAATTTTCATTGAACGCTTTACATAATCAGATTTTCCTTCTACAATGTAGATAGCAGGTTGAGTTGTAATAGTATCAACACCAGCTGGATTTAAAGCTAGCATGTCTGTACCATAGATACCAATTGTACCAGTTGTAATAGCTGATATTGCCGAATTATCAGCAGGCATTGCTGTACCAGCGTCTGCGCTGATGAAAGTGTTTTGCACTCTGTGAATGTTATTCATTTTGTTTTAATTTTTAAGTTTTATAATTAGATAATTGAGTAATTAATTTTCAATAAGCTGTTAAAAGCTGTAGCACTATGTACGTTTCTTACTTTAACAATAAATGACCCATTAGATACTGAAGTTACAGTTGCAACTGGAGTTCCTGTACCACTATTTACAACAGTTAATAATACTACTGAATCAGAGAAACATTTTGAGTTAGTTACAGTAAATGAACCTGCATCAGTGTCAGCTGCAGTAGTTAAAGCTACAGTTGATATTACACCTGATTGAGTGTTAATTGTTACACCTGTACTAATAGATGTTAATTGCGTTACAGCAGTTTTTTCAGTTATAGCAGTAATCATTTCTGCCACTTTTCCACCTAGCACTCTAGGATTTGTCAACAAACTTCCTAAGAAATATGCTGGTTTAATATTGGTTATTTTAGCCATTTTATAATTTTTTATTCTTTTTGGTTATCAATTATTGGAGTAAATGTTGTATTACGTTTAGCTTCTATACCTTCTAATGCAATTTTAATAGCTTCATCAACAATTTCTTGGTGAGTATGTTCAGATAATTCACAATTAGTTGGAGTAGTTAAACTCATTGTTAAAGGTTTTTTAATATACCTAAGTTTATAAGTTGCTACATTGCAAAGAGGTGAACAAATTAATTCAGATGAATCTTCATACATTAACCTTAATACTTTGTAATAATCGGGTTGTTTAAATGCATCTAAAGATACTTTATCAAACTCTACATGTGATATAGGTCTTACTTCAGCATACTTAACTTGATAATTTCTATAAGAAGTACCAGTATCTGGATCTGTATAATCTATAGTATGATCATTACATTTATCACAATGTTGCTCAACTCTTTCTTGTATAATAAACCAATAGTCATTTGGTAAATCAAAGAATCTGGCATTAGAGTTAATGTTTTGAGAAACTTTTGGATTTCCTAATAAATTAACGCTTCTAACTAATTCTTTTAAATCATCAGTCCTTTTTTGAGTTTCTTCAAAAGAAGTTCTTTTAACATTAGTTATGCCATATCTTTGTTTAACAAATCTATCTTGTGCCTGATTAAGAAGTAAATCAATTTCTTCAGGTCTAAAGTTTGGATAGTTTAAGTTATCTAACTTATCCATCCCAAACCTAAAAGATTGATGCATTTCTGTAATCGTCATTATTTACCTTTATTAAGTTTATTTAATCTTGTTTCTAATACTAATTTAACAGATTGATTCTTAGGATTCTTAAAGAATTCTACGCATTCTTCTGTTGAATTTGCAATGGTATCATCACCATGTTTATAGTAATTACCCATTCTTTTTATTAACTTCTTCTCCTCTAATTCTTTAATAAATGCTTTAGTTTTAAGATCACTATCAGTCATTATGTTAAAGAAATTCTTAGGATCTCTTTTCAATTCTAAGTACAATTGAGAGCTTGCAGAATCTTCTGACATTAAATCTATGCCTGCCTTACCAAATAGCCTTAAATTGGCTCTTTTCTCTTCAGGAGAGCATTTCATTATTAACTTCATACCTTCGTATTCAAAGTTAAATGTTTCAAGCTCAGCCTTAGCCTTAGCTTCTTCATTATCAATAAAGAATAAAGCATTAGGGTTATTCTTTTCAATCTCACTATTAGCTACTTTATCAGCGGCTAACATAACCTTATATTTAATCTGATTAATAGGGTTATCTAGTACTAGTTCATTGGTTTTAGTATTATGTAGTCGGATTGCATGTTCAATATTAAACGTTTCACTCCACCACTTACTATGTCTGTTTAAATCACCTGGCTTAAGATTAAGAAGCTTTTCATAATGCTCCTCTTCACTTTTTGTTAAACCTGTTTTAAATCCACCTTTCTTATCATATGGAGCACCTAATGTGGTAACTGATTTTGCATATGAAGAAATTCCAAAATAACCTGCTCTAGGTATCCTTTTAATTTTGACTGTACTTGGGCCATCAAATTCCATTGTTGTTATACTTTTTAATTGTTGTTATACTTTTTACTTTTTACTTTTTACTTTTAATTAAATAAAAGGGGGCAAGCGGGCGCCTACCCCCAGTTTATATTAATCATTATTAAGAGATGCTATCAACGTCTAGAATTAATTGACCTGCATCTGTAGGATCTTTTAACATTAATCCACACTCACTTAGTACATGGAATTCGTATCCATCTACTGGTGATGATGAAGTACCGTTTTTCTTCATTCCATAAGGAGAAGCTAATCCTTCAATATAAGTTGAAGCCATTTCACGACCTTTATGGTATACTTTCATTACGTTAGATTCACCATTGTATTGTTTAAAGTTTAAGAAAGTTGCTTTATAAGACTCAGCTGGTTTACCAGTTTGAGGATGTAAAGTACGGTTACGAACTACAGAGTTATACAAAGGACACTCTTTTAATACAATCTTATCACCATTTAAACCGATGTAAGTTTTGAACTGAGCACCTAAAGTTAATTCTTGACCTGAACCAGTGATGAATTTGCTATCAACTAATGTAAAGTTACTAGCTGAACGCTTCATAGCTTGGTCAAATAAGTTCATAAATTGACGACCACATAATGCAACGTACTCACGATTTCCATCTTCAGTACCGTTGTATGATAAATCATCCATAAAGTCACGTAATACTTGTTCAGTTAAAGAAGTATAGTAACGTTTGTTTGCAGGAGCAATTTGCTCTTCTAAACCAGCACCCATGTAAACAGGATTTCCAGAAGAACCTTTCATGTTAGTCATACCGTTAGTTCTAACGTTACCCTTACCATAAATTAAAGCTTTTTCCATTTCATCCATCCACTGAGCCCAGAATTCCCATTCTGCATATTTCACCCAAGTAAAAGCAGTTTCTTTACCTTGAGGATCCATAATTCCAATTTTTAATACTTTGTTTGAAGCAGCACCAGTTACAGCGTACATTTTACGGAAAGTACTCATGTAGTTTTCCATCATAAATGGAGTAGCATAAGTAGTATCTCCACTAGTACGTGAATGATCATGTTCAACAGTATTAAAATCTTTAGATAATTCATTACCAGTTCCTAATACAGTTGGAGGTACAAAAGCTGTAGGATCTTTAGTAACTAATTGTAATTCGTATACAAAGTCAGCACCATCTTGGAAAGGCTCACTCATTACACGTACAGAGTAACGAGCATCATCTAATACCAATACGTCACCAATTGTAAACCATTTTTCAGGTAAACCAACACGGAAAGTAGTAAAGTTAATACCAGGAGTACTTCCACCATCACCATAAGTTGATTGTGCAACTGAAATAGGCACAGCCTTTTCAGAGTCACCCATTAAAGGCCAACGGTAAACGATATTATCTAACTCCTTAGTACGACCTGTACCAGTAGTTAAAAATGATAATGCGTTTTTGTAACCATTTTGTTTGTTATACACACGAGTGATAACTTCTGACGCCATTGCTGGTTCTGTCAAAAAGAAGGTAGAAAGGTGAGTAGCTTGAGTTAAGCCTGTATGCCAATTACCTTGCGAAATTTGTAGGTCATTTAAGATCATTTTAGTTATTATTATTTTAGTTTATAAATTCCTTATTTTAAATTTTTAAATCCTTGGAATGGATTTGCGTCATAACTTTCATCAGTTCTACCAGATGAAATTTTATCTTTACTAGATTTAGTGTAGTTTTTAAGTAAGTTATGATACTTACTAGCTACCTTAGTTTCTACTTGTTTTTCTAATTTACTTACATCAAACTTATTCATAGCTTGTAAAGCAAATAGAATTGAAGCTTCTCTGTCAGAGTCTACAGCTTGTTGATAAGCAGTTTTACCTGTTTTTCTATCTACTGCAGTCATAAAGTTCCAAAGATTTTCTTTAACTTTTGGAGTTAATTTAAATCCTTTAATATCTTCTTTCTTCATTAACTCATCTTTGAAAGTATCCCAATAAGCTTTTTGAGCTTTTTGTTGTTCAATTTTCTGAGCTTGTTGAATTTTAAGAATCTCTTCTTTTTGAGCTTCTTCAAACTTTTGAAGCTTATTTAAAGCTGACTTTGCACGTTTTTCTAAAGTACCATTGTCGCTCCATTCAGTAACTATATCTTCAATGTCTTCATTAGATTCTCCAGCTAATCTTAAAGATTCTACAACTGCAGCCTTTTGATTACTTTCATTATCTAAAGAAAAATTACTCCATGAGTGTTCTCCATAATATATATTTAGAAAATCTCTAGGGTTACCACCATTTTGTGTAAACTCTAACAGTTTTACAAAGTCTGGATCTAAACTTTCTGACCATTTACTAATCCTGTTTTCAACAGTTTTATTTACTAGATTTTCCAACCCTTCTTCTTCGTCAGTAAAATCTTCATCGCTATCATCAAAATCAAGAATGTTTTTTTCATATAAAGATTTAGCGAATTCTCTAATTCCGTTAGACTTACTAGGTTCATTTTCCTCAGATTCTTCTTCAGAATCAACAGGAGTTTCAACTTCTTCCTCTTCTTCCTCAATTACAGGTTTTTCCTTTTTAGTAGTTTTTTCAATTACCTTAGCTAATGCAGCATCACCTGCAGCTAATCTTTCCTCATCTTGAATCTGATCAGGCTCTTCTAAAATATTATCATCTGTACTTATATCCGAAGGGATATCGTTTGTAGGTGCATCTTCAACACCAAATCCACCTTTTAAAACATTAAATGCTTTGAAAGGATCTGTTAAATTACTTTTTTCTTTTGCCATTGTTGTAATGTAAATATAATATTAAATGTTATACTTTTAGTTGTTTTGTTAAAATTAATTTTGTAATTATATAGCTATTAGTATTATTTATAGTATTGCATAAATATCACTTTGACGTAAAACTACATAAGTTTTTCCTTGAATTTTAATTTCAGCACCTGCATGTTTACCATGCAATATTGTTTGACCTGACTTAATATACATCTTTTCATCAGATTTACCAGGCCCAACACATATTACTTTACCTATTAATGGTTTTTCTTTAGCACTATCAACTATTATAATACCAGCTGAAGTTTTTTCTTCAGGTTGAAACGGTTCAATTATTACTCTATCTAATACAGCTTCCATATTTTTACTTTTTACCTTGTTGTTAATTATCTTCCTTGTCCTTTATACTTTTTAATTGTTTTACACTTAGGGCCATTTCTCTTAGTGTGTTTACCAACTTTTCTTTTACCATAAGTTACCTTTGTTGTTAATTCTTTAGAGCCAGCCTTTTTTGCCATTTTATTTTAAGTTTTTAAGTTTATACAATGTTTGATAAGCTAAAGTGCTTATTTCATCTAATTGATTTTGAATCCAAGTTTCTTTAAACATAATATAAACTGATCCACCATCTACTAATCTAACAAGATTTTCTATTGCTTCAATTGGATCAACTTTTTCAGACATTGGCACAGATATATCTAATATACCGTATTTACCTTGATAAGATTCTATTAAAGAATCTGTTAAATCTAATATACCATCATAAAATTCATTTAAAGCTTTATGAGAAGCGTATGAACCCATTCCTGATACGTTTAAGTGAGTCAAATGTATTTGATCTCTAATTTGAAATAGCTTACCAAAGAACTCACCTACTTTGACATTTTTATTAGCTGGTTTTGCAATTTGTTTACTTATGTTAATCATTATTTTATTTTTTTTGTAAATATATAAATTATTTGTTTATGTTGAAAGTATTGTTTTTACATAACCTAACATCATTACTATTGTAATGTTTTATAATACCATTTTCTTCAAGTGCTACAACAAATACTGTGTTTTCCTGTGGCCCATAGTCCATTAAAAACAATACTATACCATGTCCATGGGGAGTAATTACCCACATTACTTGTTGCAGCTCGTGAATTAAAGCCATTATTTATTTTTGTTTTTTGCTTGTAACTTTAGTTTTTCCAATTGCATTTTCTTATCCATCATCTCCTTATCTAACTTAGCTTTTTTATTAGCTAATTCAATTTGGTTATTATTCTGTTCCCTAATCATTTGCAATTTCTTATTTTCAATTTCTTGCTTAGATTGAATTTCCTTTTCTTTCAAGTTCATTTGCCTATTAGCTTTTTCCTTATCATTCATTAATCTAGATTGCTCCATAAATGATTTAGATGCAATATCACGCTCTTTTAAAGATTGTGCAGCTATTTCCATAGGATCAGGAATTCCATTCATATTAGCATCTAATTCTTGTTGCCTAGCATAAACATTAATTTCTGCAGTTTGAATCTTAGTTTCATTAGCGCTATCAGCAATATATTGTTGTAAATCCCTATCTTTTTGCTTTTCAATTAACTGCTCATCATGCATTTGTTTTTGTATAGCAAGTTGCTGTTGTTGCATTTGCATTTGTTGATCCTGAACAGCTTTATCTCTAGCTTGTTTAGCTTCTTCACCTCTTTGTATAGTTCTAACTATATCTCTAGGACTATCGTTAATTATACTATCAATCATTGTAGATAAATCAGCTTTATCAGATTGTAAAGCAACACTCATTAATTGTTTTAATGATTCTTGAACTTGACGATCTTTTTGTGATCTTGAAACAAACACATTGAATTCTGTATTATCTAAATCACCTTGTGCAATATCAATAATATCTAATCCCATATCGTCTAAGATATACTGAATCTTCTTACCATTGCGATAAGCTATTTTAGCACATTCAATTAAAGCAACATATGCTCTACGTTTAACTTCATCATGTGAATCAAATAGGTATTCAGTAATCATTGCTGATTGTTGTACACTACGTTCAACATTACCTACTAATTCTTGATTTGATATAGCGCCTAATCGCTGAGGTGTTACACCTGATATAAATGCTGTTTGTTGTTTAATGTACTCTAATGTAGAAATGTATTGGTTTATTGTATTAGCCAATGACATGTCAATAGATTGGAATTGGTTAAAGTTTGAAACCTTACCAATCATACTACCTTTTCTACCTTCCTCATGTGAATTAATAAATGCTATTTTCATAGCCTTCATGTAATACATCCACTTGTTAATATCTATACCTTCTGACCTAGGTATTTGTGCTAAGTCCATCAACATTATCTTACCTTGATCACTAGCAAATGCTAATTCTAATCTATAAGATATAATGTTGTATAAATATTGATAAGGCTTTAAACGATCCATTAAAGATACTGCCTTAGAGTTAGTAGCATTGTAAATTAATCCTACATATCCTAACTTGCAGTAGTATGGATTATCCATTCTTCTTCTTTGATTTTCCTTAGGCTTAATGCCTACGTAAATATCAGTTCCTATTTTAACACCTTCCCATACTTCATTAATCCAAAACTCTTCAGTTTTAGCATCAGGAAAAGCTTGTTTAAATACTGATAATTCAAAAGATTCATCTACTATCTTTTCAATTTCAATTCCTTCTTCATCAGTATATTTTAAATGATATAATTTTTTAAATGATTTCCACTCAACTCTAACTACACGTATTAATCTTGAGTTAGGGCCACCAGATGTATTAGTTGAACTATAGTTAGCTATACCTGTATCAACTACGCCAATGTTATTGTTTCTATCAATATCTAAGTTAAACTGAAACTGATTGTTATAGTTGTTATAACTACCAGCCATGTTTCTAGATAAATCTTCTAGTCGCTGTACTTCTGCTGGTGATAAATCTGCACCAAACTCATCTACTATTGATGAAGGTGATAATAATCTTACCTCAGCTACAGCTTGTGCATCATCTACATAATCTGTATCACCATCTAATATAATTGTAGTATTTAAAGGATTACATCTTCTAAATGTAACTTCTTCATTGTTTGTAATACCAACCCAATAGATTTCTTCACCTGCTAATAAAACATCTTTCCATCCTTTCTTAAATACTTCTTTAGTATTAAGATACTTTTTAAGGTGTTTCATTATTTTATTACCTTGAGATTCTATAATATCTGATATATTATATTTCTCATACTTAATTATTTCTTCAGGAGTTGGAGGAGGATTATTAGGATCTATTGTGCTAGGATCAATCTCACCTATTAATAGTTCCTGTAATGCTGCAATTATTTTAGCTTTAGTATTTTCTTGTTTCCTTGTAATATCTAAAGGACTCTCTGATATAACTATACAATTATCAGGTCTAGTACATTCTTCACCAATTAATAAATTAAATGCTGGAGATACTATATCATAATGTTGTAATGTTGCAGGGTATTCATTATCTTGAGTTCCTAATGGATTACAAACGTATTCTAAGTCTGCTTTATTAAACTTACCATTAAATAAATCATAATTGATTTTCTTTTCATAGTTAGAATTACGATTAGATGATCCTGAACTATATGTTAACCTTTCATAGTAACTTAGAGTATCAATTCCCCACTCTTTTGTTTTTTTCTTGAAAGGTAATTTTTGTATTGGTAAAGACATTTATCTATATTATTAATTAATTAATTTCTTGTTATTTTGTATGTGTTTTTCTTAAACAATGTTTGAGTAAAGAATGGATCTAACTCTAACAATGTTTGAGGTGTTGAACTATCCAGATGCAATTTATGAAGTTCTTTAGATTGTAATATGCATAACATAAATGCAACTACCCTATCCGTATTAACTTCCCTATCATATGCAACTAGTTCTTTTAGTAAAGGTATGGATTTTATTGTATGTAAGTTCATAATCTTTTGCCCATTTATATCTTCCCTTTCTTCATACAACCATTGCTTTACATAAATCTCACATTGATCTTTTATGCCTTCACTCATATGTATACCATAACCACGATTAACATTTGAGTTCTTAACTATATCTTTTATTATTGCAGGTTGTTCACAAAGATAGTGTAAACTATTCTTTTGTTCAAAATATATTTTTAAACCTTTTAATTGGTTTTCATATAAGCACTTTGCATTATAGTATATGCAAAGCCTTCTGCAAGTTTCATAGAAATCATCCGCCCTATTAGGCCTTCCAGTAAATTCTGCAACAATTTGGTCATACGTGTGTCCATTATTCATAAATCTTTTATAAACAAAGAATGAACCTAATGATTCACTAGTTGTTGCTTTATCCTGATCATATGGATCGCATCCTGCAATATATAAACCATAAGGTGGATTACTTATTGGATCTTCCCATAAAACTACACAACCTTCTTTAGGCTCTTCTTTACCTAAAGGATAATTTGTAATATCTATTAGATCTGGATTAATTCTAAACTTTATTTTACTTTCACTATCAAAATACAACTCACCTTTCTTCTTATCTTGATTAATAGATTCAGTAGTTTCTACTTTACCTAACCAATCTAGTAGTTCTATTGATGCAAATACTGTACCTTTATTTCTAAGGAATGCTTCTTTCCAGTGCAATGGAAACTGAGTAGTAATATTATGGAGTGCTTTAGAATCCATACTATTCTTTTTACTAGTTCTTTCAAATAATATATCATCAGTAGCTGCTTCAATATTTGAATTACCATTATCATCAACCATTGGTTTTTTGTACCACTTAGATTTAGGATCTCTGCATGTACCCCACCTACCTTTTGCAGCACTACTAAAGAATGCTATTTTATTACCAGGATTATCAGGATTATCAAACTCCAACATATTATACTTTGCTGGGTTAGTAAACATCTCATAAAAATATTTACTACCTGAATCCATGTCACCAGAACTACCAAATACTAATGCTACTCCTGTATAAATATTACCATCTTTAATCAATGGTTCAGTATATCCGTATGAATCTACTATGTTATTAAATACACCAGCCTCATCAAGTATTAACCAGTTAGCACTTAAACCTACGGCTGCAGTTGGATTATCTTTAAAGCTAATTGCTTTTACAGAACTCTGATAACCTTTCCATACTTTAACTCCACCTATATCTGCTTGATACCTAGCCATTACATAATCCTTTAAATCTGGATTACGTTGTTTCCTAAACTCTGTATTAGCATTTAAGAAGTTTAAATTATCAACAGCCATGTTCATTGTATTCTGACTAAAGTTAGAATAAAATGCACCTATTACAGCTCTACTATCTGGGTAAAATGTAAACTCATGTGAACATACAGCAGCTGCTTTATATGACCATCCTTGACGTCTACCTTTAACTGCAGTCATACATTTCTGATTTAATCTGCAGTATTCAATCATGTGAAAGAACTCATAGTCTAAATCTACAAACCTAGGAAAGATTTTAGATTTCTTGCCAGTTTTTTCATTATGCCCTAATATTGGGCAAAAATTTAAATAAAAAAAATGTGCACCAGTAATTGTTACTCCTGCACTATTTGTTATTCCGTATACACAATCATCATGTACTTTTTTCCAAAAATCCATGTACTCAATTGTACCTGGTACTTTGTTAGTGTACATTCCATTTTCATTAAAGAATTCAGCTAAGTAACTAAACTCTTTTGTATTGATGAACGTATCAACGTGTGGTATGTAAGGATTATCGTTAATCATTAATTTTTATTTTCAAATAATCCTAATGTTGCATTACCCCTTACTCTATCTCCAGTTGATTGTTCTTTAATGCAATTATCCAACGCCTTTTGCACGGCTTCTTGCATCTTAGGCATATCAATAATAGCCTTCTGTATTTTAGTAACATTGTCCTCATTATAAGTTGTTGTTGAAAAGAATAACTCCATGTTAACTATACTTGCTTGCGCTGCTCTAAACAACTTCATTGCAGGTGTAGTGAATATCTCTTCAAACGTTTTAATGCCTTCTTTAATTAAAGGTGTTAATTTAAATGCTTTATCTTCCAATATATTTTCAACAATTAATCTATGTCTATCTGCATCACCTAATTGAAAGAATGGAGATTTAAAAGATGAATAATACCAAATGTATTTAATTGCTTTAGTTGCTTCAACCTTATCTTTATTCTTATCCTTTTCCCAAATTGATTTGAAAGGTTCTATAGCTAAACACTCTGGCGCTATAATTATTTTACCATCTTTTAGATCTATTATCTTCGTCATTATAGTATCAATTTAGGTGAACCATCTTCATTTAAATTATCTGGTAAAATGATATTTGGTTTTTGTGTTTCGTCCCACCATTTAGCAAAAAAAGCTACTGCCTCTTGTAATGCTGCAACTTGTAATTCTAAATTTTTTATCTTTCTTTCCTTTTCCAACAAGCACGAAGTTAAACTGAATTTGTTTTGCCTTGTATGCCTTTCTATACAATTCTTTTCTTCTAATGGTTTTGAATGATCTATTGTCATATATGTAACTATGGTTTATTTCTGATTCATCATCTTCACTTATCAGATGTTCTGGATAAGGAAGTCCTTCATCATACTCTTCTCTTTCTGGGTTGTAATTTATTAAAGTCTTTATCATATCTAGTAGATTTTGAGTAAAAACCTTTTACTACTGTAGGTCTAACTAGTTTAGATACTACTTCATATGGACTATTAACCTTATAGTATTTATCTCCTATTATTAAAGTACAATATTTATTAACTATTGTTCCTTTGGGATTAATAAACTGCTCTACTTCAGCGTTATCCATTTCAAATACTTTTTTATATACAATATCCTTTTTAACAATCTTGTTATTATTAGATATTACATCTGATATGATTTCAAGTTCATGTTTCATATTACCATTTATTTAATGGACATAATGAATTTAAAGACTTTGTTTTTTTAGATAAAGGGCAACCACAACCAGGGTACAATTTATCTTTAGTTCTTTTCTCTTCATAGTATTCAAAATTATCTGCAGGGTAATCCTTTACATTTGATGAACACATATTATTTACATTAAGTGAACAACCAGCACATATCTCTGCTCTTTGATTAGCTAACTTAAGTATTTCATTAGTTGGGAATGCATCATTAACCCAACCATCTTTAATCTCTCTTAACTTCCTTAACCATTTTTTCATAATTATGAACAAACCATTTTGAGGGTTTAACTTTACCTATATGTATTAGGCTTACTTCTTTTAAACTTCTTTGTTGTATATTTAATTCAAGCACTTTAAACTCTGAATCAATTATCCTCTCTAAATCAACTTTACTAATACCATGTTTATCTTTTAATTTAGTAAGTATCTCATCAATTAATGGAATCATTTTGATTAAATGTTTTAAGTTCTATTGTATCCTTTGTATACGTTAATTTAAATTTAAATCCTTTATCCAACCTTTCATACCTTTTAAGACCTGTAAAAAGCTTATTTAAAAACTCTTCCATATTCTCAATATTAGTTATCCTGTAATTCGTTAGCTTCATGTATCTTAAATTCAAAACTTATTTTACCATCATTAATTATACTAAGTATATTTGGATTTATATTCAAATCCTTATTCTTATCATTACTTAAAAGAACGCCTTTATCCCTTAACCTCTTAATGTAATTATTAGTTATAAACTTATCCTTGTTAAGTTCTTTCCTTAATAAATCCCTTGCATCAATGTTAACTACTGTCAAACCATTATTTAATAATATTGACAATATATCCATCTCAAGGTTAGAGAGATTCAAGTTAAAATTAATAACCATTAATATGGCTTTATAATAATCTTTCCTTTCTACTGGTATGTTGTATTCCATAATGTAAATATAACATATAATATTATATCTACCAAATTTATTATATAACAACTCTTATTATCTAATAAATAGAATACCCCTTTCAACCCTTTCAGGCATCTTGAGTCAGTATTACTACTAACCGATTTTAACCTTTGTAATTTCAATAGATCAGTATTTAGCCCTTGTAGTTACCTACAATCTGGTTACTTGATTCCTGTTAATTCAGGGGGATACTTTATACCCATTGTACCAGCTATCTATATTCCTTACACTTAAAGGTCTGTTTCTAAGCTATAGGGGACAACTTCATTCATATACTTGAACTATTAACCCTACGTCTGATCCCTTACTTCTTTATACCTCAGGGATGATACAGCAAGTTACTGTGCTTATAATACTAATATACAATATTTTATTGATATATCCTAGCAAAAAGAGATAATATATGTTATTATATTATGTATTTTCAAAATCATCAACCCCCATTATCTTCTTGTAGAAAAAATCATAACTCTCAAAGTTTACTAACTCCTGGTTAATATGTGGTATCTCATCGCCCTTTAAGTGATCATTATACCTTTTCCTTATTACACCCTCCTTTAAGTATACAACCTTCTTACCATCAATCATCATATACCCTTTTATTTCACTTTCAGAAAAGTGTTTACTATTATCATTCATAAAAAACTGCTTTTGTTGGTACTCATCATTACTCATTACTTTCAATATTTATTATTTCAATTATTTCAATTACCTCTAAATCTTGGATCATCCTATTGATGCCAATTAACTTTAACTCCCTTAACCTAAACTTAAGTTCCTGTGAATTAATATCTTCCATACAGTAAATATAACTAATTTTTTTATACCAAAATTTTTTTTGTAAAATTTTTTAAAATTTTTTGTGTATATTATTTTGGGAGGCACCCCTAAACACCTAGCCTCTACTAAGGTTTGGGGAAAAATGGTTTTTCTCTGCAAATCAATTAACAACTAAAAATCAAAAATTATGAAAAGTTTTAAAGTAGTGTCAAATAACCCTAATTCAAAAGGTGGTTTCGTTATTAAAATGCAAGCTGAAATTGTTGTTGCCGATGCAATATTTGGCGATAAAGTGTCAACCGTTACGTACTATATTAGTGCAAGCAAAAAGGTTGAATTGGGTACCGAGATACCTGAGAGTGCATTGTTCCCTAAATACAAAGTAAAGGAACACCCTATGTTGAACCCACGCACAGGGGAAGAGTTCATGGGCAAGTGGTTACATGTTGCCTAATAATACGGTATTACTGCAAAAATGCAGTAGTACCCTTTTTATTATTTAAATTTCTTATTATTAATCATTTTAAATTTCAAATTATGTTATTAGATTTCCTATCAGCTTTAGTGTCAATCGCCCTATTGATAAGCTTTTTAAGAGTAGTATCTCATAAAGATGCGTGGTACTAAGGGTTTTAAGGGTTAAATGGCTTGGAAGTGAGTGGTAGTGGGAGTCACACCTATTCACCCACTTTTCAACCCTTTTTAAAATACTTCAGATTTCCTAATGCTGTAAATATCTATAGCTATTAGTAAATATTAACATACTTATAGGTTGTCCATTAACTTGGCTTAGCATGGAACCTACGAACAGGTGTGAAGCCTGTAATTTTAACTATGAAACATATGAAAATCAACTTTTAAGTTCAGCCACTTAAAGGGTAAAAGTTATGGGGAGTCTTTGACTTCCCGTATAAAAAGACAGACGTTTACTGGCTGATAGACGTGATTATCCTACTTGTTGAAATACAAGATTAAGTTGCACTTGAATAAGGTTGCTAGGTATGCTGTCCACCGAATCCAAAGACTTCCCTTTAATTAAATTAAAAATTATTAACAATTAAATAAATAAAACCATGACAAACGAAGAATTATTAATCCAATTAAACAATGAATTACAATTAGCTATTGAAGAATTAAATGATTGCGTAGAATGTAACCCTGATTGGGAGAAAATGCAAATGGAGTTAATCAATAGTATTGAACAAGAAATTAACGCTTTAAATGAAGAACTATGACTGACTATGAGAAATTATACTATGAAATGGTTCAATCTTATTTAGCAAATAATGCTTGGCTTTACACATTTATTTACAATTAAAAACAATTAAAAAAACATGAAAACAACAAAATCAATTATCGTATTTATAGTAGCTTATATGCTATTTTACTTAGTATTATCATCAATAGGTTGTATATTCTTTAACAAAGATTTACAGCATTACACTTATTCAGAATGTATAGGAAATACATTTTGGTTTATGATGTATAACCTATTTATAGGTTGGTGGTTAGCAGGTATAGTAGCAAATGATTATTATGAAACAATTAAAAAAAATTAAAAACAATTAAAAAATTAAAACATGAAAACATTATCAGCAGATTTAAAAAAAATACTAATTGCTTCAAGTTTACTTGTAACAATAGTAGTAATTGAACTAATTTCAGCTTATTATTAACAATTAAAAACAACAAATCATGATTAAAACAACTAAAAATGGTAGAACTATAATAAATAGGACTACAAAACTACCTGTTCACACTAAAAGTGTTGAGCATAGTATTAAGATGTTAAAAGAAATGCTTACTATAAGTATGACAAAGAATGATGCTAAATGGGCATCAATTAAAGCTGATATCAGCTTAAAAACATTAAATAATATATAATATTATAGCTACAGTACAAAAAAAGTATTGTAGCTATTAACAATTAAAACAAATTAAATGAAAAGATTTGACAAATTACTAATGAGGCATAAATACTTAATAGGTATAATACCTTTTATTACCTGTCCAATAGTATTAATTAGTGATAATTTTTGGATACAATTTCCAATGTTATTATTACAATTAGCAACAATATTAGCTTGTGTTAGAATAGTAAAATTATCTTAACAAGAATTAAAAACATTAAATAATATGAATTCTCTATAACATGTAGCATTATCACACAAAACTAAATAGTAGTGGCTATGTATAGTTAGATTAGTATTATTTATACTCCTGATATGAAGTATAATCATATTAAAATTAAATAAATAAATAAATAAATCAATTAAAAACAATTAAAATTTAAAGTTATGAACAATTCAGTTAAAGTTACAGCAAACAAAGAAGGTAAAGTATTTACAGTTAACACAAATGCAGATGGTTCTGTAAGATTAGGAAAAGATGGAAAACAATATGGATTTATCCGTGTTGAAAGTACTACAGTTGATTTTAGCGGTGCATTAGCACGTGTTAAAACTCAATCAGCTTTGAAAACTATGTCATTAGATGATTTCAATAAAGCTAAAGATTTCTTAACTCCAGGTAGAGAATTACCAGGTAAAATCGTTGTTAGAGAATCATTAGAGCAACGTCCAGGATACCAAGCTAAAATGGCAGGTAGTGGAGAAAATGCTCAAGCTTGTACATTAGGTGGTGCACAAATTTACCGTGCAACAGAGTTTACAAGTGATTTAAATGCAACTGATGAACTAATTAAGCATGATAATGTTATTGTAGGTTCTATGATAGCAAGTGCTAGTGAGTCATTAAATGGCTAATTAAATTAAGGGTGTAGGTTAATAGCCTATACCCTTTTTTTTCCATTGTTTACGGCTTATTAAATAAAAACATTAAAATAAAAATAGTCAGGTGGCTTAAATGGCAAGAGCGATACACTGATAAAGTATAGATATAGGTTCAAATCCTGTCCTGACTACAAATTAAACAATTAAAATTATGAAAAGTAAAGAAATGATTCAGTTAGAATTAAAAGAAGAAATATTGTCAATAAAAATATATTTAAATTTAAAAGAAGCAACAAATTTAATATGTAATTTATTTAATGATATAAGTCCTGTTTGTTTATATGAAATATCTTTAAAACAAGATTCATTTTCATTTCCAGGTTTATTTGATGTAAAAATTAATGAAGGAAAAGTAAATCTTATAGATTTAATTAAAAGCATTAAAGAAAATCAATATAGATTAGGCATTATTGAAGGTAAAGAAATTAGAAGTAAAGAATTTAAAAATCAATTAAAGTCTTTATTTTATTTAGCAAATTTAGAAATAGATAATGAATAATATTGAAATTATGAAAATAAAAACATTAAAATTAAGTTTAAGAATAATATTATTGTGTTCAATAGCAATGTTTAGTTCTTATATACCAGAATTATACCCTAAAATATTTGGTGACTGGTATTGTAAAGGAAGTGGATCTTTAATAGATAAAAGTTATTATATTTATTCAAAATGCAACATTGGT